ACTACACGAGACATAGCTAGGCAGATATTGCGTCATCGTAGTTTTAGTTTTCAAGAGTTTAGTCAACGTTATGCAGAAGTAGCTGTATCTATGGAAACAAGTGAAGCACGTATGCAAGATGTAACTAACAGACAGAATAGTCTTGAAACTACAGATATACAGCTTAAGTCTTGGTGGCAAGCAATGCAACAACGTGTTGCTGATGATGCAGAGTATGTCTATCATACAGCGTTGAGTAAGGGTATAGCCAAAGAGGTTGCACGTAAAGTGTTGCCTGAAGGTTTAACTCCTACTCGCATGTACATGAATGGTAATTTGCGTAGCTGGATACACTATGTAGACATACGATGTGACAAGGCTACACAGAAAGAACACAGAGAGATAGCAGAACAATGCAAAGCGTTATTAGTAACACATTTTCCATCCACGTTTAAGGAATAATATGACTTGGCCTTTCCCAACACAACCATTGCAACCACCTAAGAATGACAAGCCACCTAAGTTTAATCCTGATAACTTTGAGGATGCACCTGTATGACAAAAGATGAAGCATTGCAAATGTGTCTAGAATACATTGAAACAGATGCACATGAACGTAGACATGTCAGATGGGCAATCAAAGAAGCCTTGGCACAGCCAGAGCAAGAGCCTGTGGCTTATTCGGGCAACGGCACTGCTGGACGAGAAGCAGATGTGCGACCTACTGGGTTCTGTTTTCAGATGCCAAAGCGCACATGGGTAGGGCTGACTGATGAGGAGATTCAGGAATGCTACAGCGAGGCTTACAAGATAGTCCAAGGTAGGCAACTTGAAATTGCCTTTTACAAAACTATTGAAGCCAAACTCAAGGAGAAAAACAATGGCTAGTTGGCTTATTGCAATGATAGGTGTTGTGTACACAATAGTAGCTGTTCAGTTACTAGTAACAGGTAAGACAGGGTTAGGTATAGCATTCATTGGTTATGCTATAGGTAATGTAGGCTTATATATGGAGGCTAGAGTATGAACAACCCACCAGCATTTCCACACACAGTTGAATACAAAGGCTCTGATTGCGGAGGAATTGTTCCTCACAGCGGCATGACATTGCGGGACTACTTTGCTGCAAAGGCTATGCAAGCGTTGTTATCAGACAATGATTGGCGACAAGACATGGACTTTGATGACACTGCATTTGCCGCTAACAAACAAGCAGACGCAATGATGAAAGCTAGATCGTGAGAAATGGTGGTGAGTGGACAGAGGGACGCTATCGTAGCTTCATAACTTCTACATTACGTGGTGGTATGCGTAGATGGCCTCCTAAGTGGATTACATTGAAAGAAGCATTCGTAGGTAAGAAGATCAATAAGAAGACAGGTAAACAAGCAATGCACTATAAGTGTGCTGCATGTAAGAAAGATTATGTGTCTAAAGATGTTCAAGTAGACCATGTTAATCCAGTAGTTGACCCCACTACTGGTTTTGTATCTTGGGATGTATACATTGACAGATTGTTCTGTGAGAGTTATAATCTACAGGTATTGTGTTCTACATGTCATAAAAAGAAAACAGCAGGAGAGAAGATAGATGCAAAACGAGGAAGAAGCGTGGTTACACCACACGATTAAAGCATTCGATGAGATTGTATGCTCAGGTAAATATGGCCCTTTGTTCTATAAGATGTTGAGTGACGATGCTAAACTAATCTTATTTAATATGAGGATGTTGGAAGAAAACAATATGGAGATAGAACATGTCATACTCACGTTTTGTTGATACTAGTAACAGACGTGAGCATTGGCCTGAAACTGTAGATCGCTATATGAATTTTATGGATAAGCATCTTAAGACTAAGGTGAACTATCAAATGCCACGAGAGTTGTTTAATGAACTGCATAGTGCCATCCTTAACCATGAAGTGATGCCTTCTATGCGAGCTATGATGACTGCTGGTGAAGCACTAAATCGTGATAACACTGCTGGTTATAATTGTTCCTATCTGCCTGTAGATGATGTTAAGAGCTTTGATGAAGCTATGTACATTCTGTTGTGCGGAACGGGTGTTGGATTCTCTGTAGAAAGTAAATATGTTCAAAAATTACCTGATGTACCTGCGCTCATGTTTAACAGTGACACTACAATTGTGGTATCAGACAGTAAAGCAGGTTGGGCAAAAGCTTTACGACAAATTCTTGCATTGTTATACAGTGGTGAAATCCCAAAATGGGACGTAAGTAAAGTACGACCTGCTGGTACTCGACTCAAAACATTTGGTGGTAGAGCATCAGGCCCTGAGCCATTAGTTGACTTGTTTAAGTTTGTTACTAGTAAGTTTCAAGGTGCTGCTGGACGTAAGCTGACTAGCTTAGAGTGCCATGACATTATGTGTAAGATTGGTGAAGTAGTTGTAGTTGGTGGTGTACGTAGATCAGCTATGATTAGCTTGTCTGATTTGTCTGATGATAGGATGCGTCATGCGAAAAGCGGAAATTGGTGGGAGCGAGAGGGACAACGAGCTTTGGCAAACAACAGTGCATCTTATAATGTCAAGCCCACAGTTGGGGAATTTATGGCAGAATGGTTGGCATTGTACCAGTCTCATAGTGGAGAACGAGGAATCTTTTCAAGGGAAGCTGCTAAGTATACGGTTGAAAAGAATGGAAGACGAGATAGTAACTATGACTTTGGAACTAACCCATGTTCTGAAATCATTCTCCGTCCATATCAATTTTGTAATCTTACAGAAGTGGTGGCCCGAGACACAGATAACGGAGATACTCTTAGCCGAAAAGTGCGACTTGCCACTATCTTGGGAACTTTCCAATCAACTCTCACAGAATTTCCATATCTTAGAAAAATCTGGCAGAACAATACTGAGGCTGAACGGCTTCTCGGAGTCTCCATCACAGGAATCCTCGACTGCCCTGTGCTGAATGATGTGAATGATGTGGGTCTGTCATCAAGATTAGAGATGCTGCGTAGTGTGGCTGTTACTAGTAATAAGGAATTTGCTGATGTTCTCGGAATACCTCAGTCTGCTGCAATCACTTGTGTCAAGCCTTCAGGTACTGTGTCGCAGCTTGTGGATAGTGCTTCGGGTATTCACGCTCGTCATAGCCAGTACTATATACGTCGTGTTCGTAATGATAACAAAGACCCTATTACACAGTTTCTTAAGAATCAGGGAATCCCTGCGGAAGCTGATGTAATGAAACCTTTGGATACAACTATCTTTAGCTTTCCTATGAAAGCACCTGATGGTTGTATTACACGTGATGAGTTGGATAGCTTTACTCACCTGAAGTTGTGGCTTGCTTATCAACGTCACTGGTGTGAACATAAGCCATCTGTAACTGTGTATGTCAAAGAAGAAGATTGGCCCTCAGTTGGTGCATGGGTGTGGGAACACTTTGATGAGATCAGTGGTATTTCATTCCTCCCTTGGGATGGTGGTACATACAAACAAGCACCATATGAAGAAATCTCACATCTTGAATATGAAAATATGAAAGATAAGATGCCTAAGACAATTGATTGGGATGCATTCATTGAAACTACCGATAACGTTGAGGGGGCACAACAGCTTGCTTGCGTAGCGGGGGTATGTGAAATCTGATAAAGAGCTTATCGCAGAGGCATTAGGGGGCAGTGAGAAGGCTTACGCCACCCTAGTGTCAATGTATAGACAACGTATATACAGATTCATACGTAGGAGGGTGGATGATGACGCACAAGCAGAAGAAATAACTCAGGATGTATTGCTAGATGCATACAGGGGATTAGGGGCGTTTAAAGGCGATAGTCAGCTATACACATGGCTCTGTACCATCGCTAATAGAAAGTGCCTCAGACAGCCGTTTAACAGCCTTAAAACAGACGTTGAGATGGTAGATGTAGTCACCCCTGAATCCTTGTTAGCAGTTAAGCAGAAAATAGAGGGTGTAACTGTTATCTGTGACACATTGCCTAACAAGCAACGTAGAGCATTGTTGTTAAAAGAATACGATGGGTTGTCTTACGTAGAAATATCTGCTATATTAAGTTGTTCGCCTAAGTATGCAAAGAAACTTGTATGGAAGGCTAAGAGAACAATCAGGAGGAAAATGGATGACAAATGACGATAGCTATAAGATGATGGATGCAATGCGTAGACATATGGGTCTGAATGTTTACGAGACAGATAAGACTCTAGAAATTGTCTTGACATTCAAAACAACAGATGGTAAAGTGCATCAAATATGCAATAGTTTCAAGGAGAAGAAAGATGATTATCAAACTAATCAAAGAAAATGAGGATGGTAGTGCTGATGTTCAGTTGGACGACATAAGCCCTGAGATGATGCAACTAATTGTACAAACTGGCTTTATTAAACTTCTCAGTGATGCACTAGAACAAGCTAAAGAAAACGATAAGATACCAGCATTGTTTAAGAAAGCTGAATGATGGATGAACAATTACTTCGTAAACGATGCGAAGCACTACTATTAGCAATGCTGGGTGAGGAACTAGCTGAGAAATGGTGGACAAGGTCTAACAATGCATTTTGTGGTGACACACCGGAACAAATATACTCTGTAGCACCAAATACTGTGTATGCTTATTTAATGCGAAGTGCAGAAGGAGAATGGTAATGGATAGTTATGAACAAGTAATGAGTAAACAGTATGGCGGTAGTCATTACAAGGGTCATAAGATTCAGCCGTGGGAGATATGGGAAGCCTATGATATGAATGGTTGGGAAGCAAGTGCATTAAAATACTTGCTACGCCATAAGTATAAAGGTGACTCTATAGGAGACTTGATGAAGGCTAAGCACAACATTGAGTATTTAATTGCAAAAGAAGAAAGGAAACAACGTGTACAAAATCAAGCGAGTGAAGGGCAGTCTGCCAAAGTCATTGAAAACATCGTTCAAAAGCTACGACCAAGCGAGATCAGCCCTGCGAAAGCACCTGCGGAATCAAGCAGAACTACGTGGCGGGGAGCATCTGACTATGACGATGATGCGCCTCTTGGGATTTGATGTGGCTAAGGTAGCGTAATACTAGTAACGAAAAAGGGGCTTCAAATGCCCCTTTTTTATTTGTTTACTTTATAAAACTCTTTTATTTTTTCTAAGTACTTAATAGTTTCTTCTTTAGGTGGTTTCTTACCTGCAAGAACATTGTTAGCAGCAGGAGGCCCTCCATTATAATCTGCAAATGCAGCAATTACATTTCCTTTATATTGATTATTTAAAGTATATTTTAAATATCTAGAAGCAGCAGCCAGTGACTCAACAGGGTCTAAGTGGTTATGCTTAAACATTCCCCCTTGTAACTTCTGTGTATTGTCCATAAACTGCATTAGTCCTTTAGCTCCCGCAGGACTAACCTTTGTACTATCGTTCTTACTAAACTCAATTTTACCATCTTTGTAACCTGTGTTCTCAGCAAACTTTAATGCTCTCAAAGAATACTGAGGTAGTCCGTCAGCTTGTTCTAACTTGTCAGCTAATGCATCTAGCATAGGGTCGTTCCATTGTAACTTAGAACGTTGCTCAGGTGTCATAGCTTGTAATTTAGTTATCGCATCCATATTATTTGAGGGGTTTATTAAGTTGTTTGAAGACTTCATCAGCACTAATAGGCTTAACACT